GGCCTTTTTGTTTTGCATGAACATCATCCATAAACCACATACCTACTCCAAAGAAGAAATTGATAACGAGCTTCTCAATCTCGTTAAAGAAAGTCTTGTTGAGGAAAAGGCCACAGAGTTTGAGCGCACCAATGTAGCTCGCGCACAAGCCTCTGTGATGAAAAATCACAAGAGCATTCCCGGCTTAGGCAAATGTATAGGCGTCATTCCCGGACGCGAGTATTTCCGATTGGTTAAGAAGTATGGCTATGAGACGGTTCACAGCAAAGACTTCATGCGATTCTTCAATCGGAAGATGCCAGAACTCTCCCCTAACAAGGTATAATGCAAAACAAATCATACTCTGACCTGCTGACTCTTGTTCAAGCCCTATCGGGCGTTGATGCGTTCACTACGCTTGAACAGTCCAAGGTGCTGTCAATGGCCAATCGTCGTTTGTACGAAGCCTATGATTTTAGTCCTACTTGGCCACGCTACATTGTAGGGGCTCAGGTTAGGCCAGCCGTCAACAACGTCATTGCCCGCGAGTATGACAATGTTGCTGGCATTCGCGCTTCTTCGTCTGCTAGTAGAAGTGCAACCACGGTTACGATTGTTTGCACAGCCGCAGTGACGTTTGCCTCTGGCATGAGTGTTACGATTAGCGGTCTTAGTGGCACAGTGACTCCCAACGGCACCTTTACGGTTACTGGCATTGAGACAACGAACGTGGAGAATGACACGTTCACTTACAGCCTGAGCTCTGGCGCAGGTTCCGAGACTTACAGTGGCACCGCTACCGTGTCTCCCGTTGCTATTGCCGACATTTCTGACTTCAACCGTATCTGGAACGCCAATCCGTTTAGCACTAACGGATTTTGCGAGTATGAGTTCTTTGTTGATAGCGATGGGGCGACGGTCATCAACAACGCCACAGGCAACTCTGGTTTCTGGGTTGGTTACAAGAAGCAATGGCCCGGCCCCTATACGGCCATTTCTACGGATATTCCCTTGGAGTTCTTCTATTACGCCGCCCATGCCACCTATGCTGACTTCTTGCGTATGGATGGTCAGGTTGACAAAGCCATTGCTGAAGAGCAAATTGCCATGAACTATCTCATGCTAGAGTTAAGCAAAGCTCAAAATCAGCGCAATAACAATGCTTTGTTTCGTCGTATTTCTACCTACGTTTCAACACAATCCCGTCAATGAATAACTCCCTCGTTGTTAATCTCTATCCTACGCCAACTGGTGAAACGGACGAACGCCTTGCGGTTAGCACGGCGGTAGTTAGTCTCACGAATGCTTGGTCGTCTGCCAAAACCAAGTATGTCCTCATTGATATTCAGGGCGACGATGTGATGGTGACGTTTGATGGCAGCAATCCTAGCTCCACCAACGGTCATCTGTTTAAGAAACTCACCCCTCCGTTCTTCTGGAACAAGAATACGGCTATGGCGGCTAAGTTCATTCGCGCCAACGCTACGGATGCTTCGGTTCAGGCAACTCCATTCACTGTCTAATTATGTCAAACTCACGCATAGTTAATGGCCCAATGCAGGTTCTTCCGGTTAGCGGAACATCCATGCGTACCCTTTCGATTGGTGCCACAGCTTCCAACTTCATTGTCGCGGCCCTCAATCCCAACACCAGTCACATCTACTGGACGTTGGAAGGCGCGGACATTCGTCTCACTATTGATGGCTCCACCCCCACCACCACTGCTGGCCACATCTTCAAGGATGGCAATAGCGGCATCTGGAGCGCGGGCTGGGCTAAGAACGCCAAAGTCATTGCGGTTAGCGGTACTGGCATCTTCACGATTAGCGAACTCAACTACATTTAACTATGTCCGGCATTTTTGACCAAATTATTAACTATTCTCCCCCGCTGATTGTTAGCGGCACGGTCAATTACAAGGGGACATGGAATGCTTCCACAAATAACCCAACGCTGAATAGCTCCCCTGCGGCTTCGACCAAGGGCGACTATTACGTTGTCAGCACGGCTGGCACGCAGTTTGGCATTACGTTTGCCATCGGCGACTGGATTATTAGCAACGGAACAGCATGGGAGAAAGTTGATTTGACGGATGCTGTTAGCAGCGTATTTGGTCGCACAGGAGCCGTTGTTGGAGTGAGTACGGACTATTCCGCTGTTGGCATTACAAACACGGCTATTGGGGCTTCTAACCCATCTACAGGTGCTTTCACCACGGTTAGTGCCTCCACCCCAATTGCAGTGGCTTCTGGCGGCACGGGCGTTTCAACTTCTACGGGCACGACCAACGTAGTTCTAAGCAACTCGCCTACTATCGTCACGCCAGTCATTGCTCAAATCAACGACGCCAACGGTAATGAGTCATTGGTCTTGCAAGCTCTTGCAGCGGCTACCGATTACATTGCAATCCGTAATGGCAAAGACACGCAAGACCCTCCGCACATTTACAGCGCGGGCGCGAGCACGAATGTCGGTATGCATTTGCAGCCCAAAGGCTCAGGACTTGTCACCATCTCGGATGGCACGGTGACGGATAAGCAGCTTCGTTTTAGCCCAGCGGGTTCAGCTAGCAGTACGTCCACGATTCTTGCCACGTCCTCGACTGTTTCTCGCACCATTACGCTGCCTGATGCGACGGGTACGTTGCTCTATGGTGGTGGCCCACTTGGAACGCCATCCAGCGGTACGGTGACGAACCTTACAGGCACGGCATCCATCAACATCAACGGCACGGTGGGAGCCACGACGCCGAGCACGGGCGCGTTTACGACGTTGAGCGCGAGCAGTTCAATCAGCGGTGCAGTTGGAGCATATTTTCCTTCTATTTCGCCCGCGCCATCTGGCTCTAATCTAGAAGTAGGTTATGACTCCGGCGGCAACATTGGTGTGTTACAGGCTTACAATCGCACAGGCTCTGCTTGGCGCGATGTCGGAATGTATGGGTTGACTTCAAAACACTTTGCCAGCGGTTCATTGATTGGCACATTCTCCTCCACCGGACTCGCTGTTACTGGCGCGTTGTCGAGCACCACAGGAGCCAACTTTGCGACGAGCAGTGGGAATGTGGGCATCGGCACGACGAGTCCTGCTTTTCCGCTAGATGTAAATTTAGGAATGGTTGTCAGAGGAAATGCCACACGGTCGGGTTCTGGTATGTTTCTCGCTAATGATTCAACCTACGGATTATCAATCAATGCCGTTAACCATCTTGTAGCTGGATTACCTCTAGCGATTATGGGTTATCCCATAAAGTTTTTAAGTTCTGAAACTGGCGGCGAACTTGCACGCATAGATACCTCAGGCAACGTCGGCATTGGGACGACTACTATTCAGGACAAACTCCACATATCTGGCAGCGGAACTACGTTTGTTCGCGTAGGAAGTGATACTGGTGGGTCTTATCGAGGATATGCGTTTGGATCCACAGCGGCAGATGCAGCCCAATACGGACAACTTGAAATGGAATTAACTGGTGGTCAGATGCGGCTTGTCGCAGGAAAGTCTGGATTCGGCGGCTTTCTAACTATCCACACTAATGGAGCAGAACGCGCCCGCATCGACACCAGCGGTAATCTGCTGGTGGGGACGACAAGTCAAATTGGAGCAGAAAAATTTGGTGTTGATTCAGGCAGCGGTGCAGCGGGTAAATTCAAAGGAGGCAGCGCATCAAATGCGAATCTCGATACTTGGAATCCTGCGACTTCTGGCGATAACATTTTTATTGCATTTAGAACAGAGACTTCTGAAACAACACGAGGAACAATTAACTATAATCGCGGTGCTGGCCTTGTTGCTTACAACGTCACTTCTGATTATCGCGCAAAAGACATTTTTGGCCCAGTTGTTGATAGCGGCGCATTGATTGATTCTGTTCCTGTTTACATGGGCAAGATGAAGGGTGCTACATTGGAACGCCCAATGTTCATTGCTCACGAAACTCCAGCATATGCTCACACTGGAGAAAAGGATGCCGTGGATGCGGAAGGAAAACCGATCTATCAACAGATTGACACCTCTGCGCTAATTCCAGTTCTATGGGCTGAAATTCAGTCGCTTCGCCAACGTGTCGCCGCACTCGAATCCAACTAAAACACATGAACACCGAACAAGCCCTCAATAACCTATACGCCGCCGCCCGCCTAGCTCCTTTGCCAGCCGAGCAACACGAAATCCTCCGCAAGTCTGCGGAAGTGCTCGTCGAAGCTCTGAAGCCAAAGGAAGAGAAGAAAGCCGAGTAACATGGCTGGCACCTCCGACACTAACTGGCGCAGCTACGTTGGCCCTGCGGACAACGGCAAGGTCGTTACGTCTGAGGACTGGCAAGCTCCAAGCGATCCTAAGCAATGGGACGACTTGTTTAAATGTTCCAATGTGGAAAACCTAACGGCTACTGGGCTGGTCATTCCTGCTAGCCGTGAGGACTCGATTGATTGTGTGCGCGGAAACGCCTATTCCTTCCAATCCTGCGTCATTCAAGGCTCAACGACGGTCAAGGGAGCCATTGACGGGCTTAAGCTCAAGAACTGCGTTCTTTCGGGCACAGTGGAGCTAGGTCAATATGACAACTACTGGGTCAAGGGCCGCGCCCCTACACGCAATGTGTCCCTAATCAACTGTTGCTCGCCCGATGGGGAGCCTGTTCGCGTTAAGCTGTGGGATGCAGAGATGCCTGTGGTACAGAATACCAATGTAAAACTGGTCAAGATACCAAAGTGGGTTTGGTTGCCCTATTTCTTGTTCCGTCGTTTGACGAATCCTAAAGCCGTATAACCATGCTCGACCTTCTTACAAATGCCCTTGGTGGCGGTGCGCTCGGTGTCTTGCTCCGCATCGGCAACGGTTTTTTTGAGAACTACAAGGCCGGACAAGATCACAAGCGGAAGCTGGAGGAGGCACGAGTCATGGCTGAGATTGCCAGCGACAAAGCGAAATGGGATGCGTTCACGGCTAGTCAGCAAGCGGCCACGCCTCCCGACAACATCTCGCCGTGGGCTGCGAACACCATCACGCTTTTTCGCCCAGTCATCACGCTGCTCCTCCTCGTGCTCGTGACCATCGTTTTCTTTCGCGTCACGGTTTCCGAGCAAGCCGACATGATTGATGAAATTCAGTTCTGCGCGTTCAACTGCATTGGATGGTGGTTTGGTGATAGGATGACTCGCAAGAAATGAGCACCGAACCGAAAGACTTTGTTGAGGTGGCTCGCCTCTGGAAAGAAACCGGATGGCTCACCGCCGTCATCGGTGGCGCAGGAATGACCGCGCGTTTGCTGGCGAATCCGATCAAGGGCGACGTTTGGGAATCCGTTCGACGTGTCGTGATGGCCGCAATCGTCAGCTCCATCGCTTGGTTCGTCGTCGAACAAATCGAAGTAAGCTCATTCGTGAAGGCGATAACCTACGGCGTTGCGGGCGTCATCTCTCCTGAGATCATCGACGGCATCACGAATTTAGCGAAGAAGTATTCCAAGAACCCTAGCAAGCTCTTGAAGAAATGAACCCGAAGCTGATCACCGCTGCGCTGGCCGCAACTGTCGTTTGTTTTTCGGGCATTGGGGTGGTTACGGTACAGAAGGTTTCGGAGAACATTGCGGAAAGCGACAGGGAGTTTGCCCTCACTAGCAATGTCCTTAGCCCACTTTTTGACATCTATGGCTTGGCGATTGTGGATGGTCAGGCTAAAGCCAGCAAAGGATTGATAGACGGGAAGGAGTTCTGCGCTTCGCTAACCAAGCTAGAAGCCGAAGCTGAACGGCTCATTGCCGAGTTTGGAGAGCCTAAAGAGCTGGTGGCCAAGCATAAGTTGGTTAAAGCCTATTTAAAGAAAGCGCGAGAAGCGTGTGACAAAGGAAACATTGAGATGCTCAACTCCCCTGCCATGACTGCTGAACTCTATGGCGTCATCGAGCCAATGACAGAGCTCATCAACAAGCTCTTGTTGGAAAACCTAGAAACATCCCGTAAGTATAAGAAATCGGCAGATAGTGCCTTGTTAGCCTTTGAACGCTTTGCTAGTGTGGCTGCTGGGCTAGGCATTGTCTTTGCCGTGGCTCCTTGGATTGGGGCTAAAAAGGCTCCTTCTGTTATAATTAAGCCGAAACGCCGTAAGAAGAAGGAAGCCAATAGGCCCTAGAACCCCCTTTCCTTGCGATTTAAGGCCATTTGACCAATGAACCCACGCAATCTACCCTGCAACAGCCCAAGACGCGATATAAGCGGCGGAAAGAAGAGCGTTGTCCGCGCCTGTGCCGATGGTAAATCTAGGGTGATACGTTTTGGCGACGCCAACATGACGATAAAGAAGAGCCAACCCGCACGGAAGAAGTCCTATTGTGCTCGTTCTGGCGGCATCAAAGGCACGTCTAATAAGCTGTCGGCCAACTACTGGAGCCGAAAAGCATGGTCGTGTTAACATTCTCCTATGAGCATGAAAAACGAAAAGTATAAGTCGCGCAAGCAAATGATGAAGCACGAAAAGGCTGAAGGCAAACGCGAGCGCAAAATGGAATACGGCGACAAGAAGATGGGCTACGGTAAGCGTAAGGCTTGCTAATGAGACGTTCCACGGTGAACTCTGCTGGGGTTTACACCAAGCCCACGCTACGTAAACGCATCTTTGAATCAGTAAAAGCTGGTAGCAAAGGCGGAAAACCCGGTCAATGGTCTGCACGTAAAGCACAGCTCATGGCAGTCCGTTACAAAAAACAGGGTGGCGGCTATAAAACAGCCAAATGAAACCACAGCAAAGGAGCTTAGTTGATTGGACTAGGCAGAAATGGCGCACATCTTCGGGCAAACCTAGCTTAAAAACAGGTGAACGCTATTTGCCTGATGCCGCATGGAAGTCTTTAAGTCCCACTGAACGAGCAGCTACCAACAGGGCTAAACGCAAGGGCATGAAAGCAGGTAAGCAGTTTGTTAAGCAACCCAAGTCTATTGCTCGTAAAACAGCCAACTATCGCTAATCATGCCACTCACCAAAAAGGGTAAGAAGATAAAGAAGGCCATGCTTGAAGAGTATGGCAAGAAGCGCGGCGAAGCCGTGTTCTACGCATCCCGTAATAAGGGCACAATTAAGGGCGTGGACTACAAGCGGCGCAAGGTATAATGGGCCAATGGCTCGTTACAATAGCTTTGGCGAAAAAGATA